CAATGCCATCCTGAGACAATCTCCGGATGCTGTCGGGGATTGCGTTCGGAGTATGGGTTCCTATGAATCTTCCACAAGGTCGCTGAAAGCAGCACAGGAAGAATTTAAGGAGTTTATCGGAACAAATCTCCTCCCTGTTATGTCTGTGTTTGTACAGGTACAGACGAAGATGGTCAAAGGAGCAACATCGTTCGCCAATGCCATATTGCTTGACGCAGAAGGAAACAATCGAATCCTGCTATCATTCAACAGGATACAGGCTGTCGTGAAACGCCTGCAGCCTGCGGTGGAGAGATTTACATCATCCATGAAAAATGGCATCAACAAAGCCACAGACACTGTCAAGAACATCGTTGACAAGATGGGAGGCATGGACAAGGCTTTGAAACTTCTCGCCATCGTGGCAGCGACTTTTATTGCAAGGATGAAATGGCTGAAAATGGCGAAAGACGCAGAGAAGTATGCGGCGATACTAAAAACCATAAAGAGTATTTTCAGCACATCAACACTCAAGGCTGCCGGATTCCTCGCTCTGATGATTATTTTGGCACTGATTGTGGAGGATTTCATCAACTTCCTTATGGGGAATGACTCCGTTATTGGAACTGTTTTCGACAGGCTTGGAATTGGTGCTGACAATGCAAGACAGGTGATATTCGACACGTTCGGGAAAGTGAAAGACTTTTTGGACAGGACATGGGAGGAAATCAAAGCAGCGGTTGACAAGCACGGAGGTTCCATTAAGCAATCCGCACAGAAAGCATTTGGCGGAATTCTGACTATTGCAGAAGTGATATTTACTACACTCGTGGCGATTGCCTACAAAGCATTTGGAGGTCTTGGCGACGTCTTTGATAACATCGACTTGAGTACCCCTATCAATGCCGTCGTTTCGACGATAGATGTTCTCGTTGGAGTTCTAGGGAGTGCAGGGGATTACATATCCAAACACAAAGGACTTGTGAGTGCACTTGTCAAGGCATATGGAGCTTTTAAAATAGGCTCTGCCATTGCACAGGTTACCAAATTGACGAAGGCGTTTGGTCTTGCAAGGATAGCAAAGGCAAAAGACCTGGCAGAAACCATTTACCTCAAGGCGCTGTATGCCAAAGATTTTGCCGTAAGCATTGCAAAGACAACTGTGGCGCTTGCGAAACAGGCGGCTCAGTTCGCACTCACCACTGGGGCAAAGGCGGCTGATGCAATCGCACAGGGAGCAATGACGGCGGCAACTCTCGTATGGAATGGTGTGGCGACAGTAGCCGCTGCCGTGACGGCAGGCTTTGGGGCGGCGGTTGCATTTCTGACCAGTCCTATCGGTTTGGTCATCATTGCCATAGCGGCACTGATAGCCATAGGCATTTTGTTGTACAAAAACTGGGATAAAGTGACGAAAGTAGCCGGCGTAGTGTGGGGCAAGATTAAATCTCTGTTTACCGCCGGAGCAAACAAAGTCAAGGGCATTATGTCCGGTATGAAGACAAATGTCACTGGAATCGTGAAGGGAATCAAGACCGAAGCGATTAACCTGTTTCAAAACACAGTATCCGGCATATCCAAAGCGACAGGAAAAATCAAGACCACCGTGTCGAACGGGTTTCAGGCTGCTATCACGTGGATTAAACAGCTTCCTTCCCAGTCTGTGAAGTGGGGTTCTGACATCATAGACGGGCTTGTAAAAGGAATCGGTGGAGCGGCGAGCAAGGTAACCAGCGCCGTGAAAGGCGTGGCGAAAAAGATTAAGTCATTCCTGCACTTCTCCGTTCCAGACGAAGGCCCACTTACAGATTACGAGAGTTGGATGCCTGACTTCATGGGTGGACTTGCAGAAGGCATTGAGGGAAGCGAAAGCAAGGTTCTTGAAAAGGTGAAAAACCTTGCAGACGGTATTTCCGTTCTGATGAATGGAGCGACTGCAACGGCGGCGACTGCAGCGAGCAGTCAGATCAACAACACTACCTCCAACATGACGCAGAATGTCAACATCAACAACAGTTACACCGGAGGCACGACGGAGACGCAGAAGAATGTGTCCAGAGCAATGAAGAAATCGGCAACTGACGCAACGACGCAGATGGCTAGAGGATTAGCTTATGCGAGGGGATAGAAAGGACGGCGAAGGCAATGGCAAAAAAGAAAGCAGTATCTGTCTGGGGCATCGAGTTTGATGCCCTGATAGAAGAAACAAAGACAATGACTTCCACCGTCCCAAATTATCCCGTGGAGAGCGGCTACAATGTGTCAGATACAATCATCAATGCACCGCTGCAGGTGTCGATGACACTGTATCTGACCAATACTCCTGTTACGTGGCTTTATAGTCATGGGACTTCGGCTGACAGGGTGCAAAGCATATGTGACAGGATAGAGGACAAGTGGTTTGATAAGTCGCTGACAAAGATTGTTACGTCGGACACCACATACACCAACATGGCGCTGACCAGTATCAGCATCAAGAAATCTCATGAACTGGGATATGCCAGAGAAATCGCTATCACCGCCCAGCAGGTCATCAAGACGAAAAGGAAGACGGCGAAAATTCCGAGCAATATCCTCAAATCAGGAACAACGAAGGCAAATGCCGGAAAGACTTCGACTTCGAAGAAATCCGCAAAGTCTTCAAGTTCAAGTAGTAGCAAATCTAGTTCAAGCAGTAGTTCAAGCAGCAAATCTAGTTCAAGCAGCAAATCAACCAGTTCCGCCAAGAAAAGCGCATCCATCCTTTATGGTGTCGCCAGCGGCGTCGGTCTGATATAGAACGGAGGTGGAAAGATGTTATACATTCAGGTTCCTGATATGAACGACAGCATTTCCACGCTGTCCATTGACGGCACGGAGTATGGTCTTCGATTTACCTACAATGAAAAATATGACTATTGGAGTTTCGGGCTGTATGACGAAGACGGCGAACCGATTATTGCAATGACAAGGATAGTGCCAAACTTTCCTATTTTCCAGTATTACACCGACGCACAGATACCGGATGGAATTTTCGGATGCCTGTCAGACATCGGCACGGTGGGCAGGGAGGCGTTCAATGATTTGACGGCGGAGTTTGTCTATATCCCAAACGTGGAATTGGAGGAGGATTGACATGGCAGACACAAATTGGATGAGGACATATGTCATGCGGTGTGGCAAGACAGGAAAGACGGGGTTTGAAATTGGAAACATCGACAGTAACACGCAGGACTGCCTGCACATTTCTTTTTCGGTGGAAAAATCCAGTTCCGAATCACCAAACAATGCCAAGATTCAGGTGTGGAACCTATCCCCTCACAATTTAAAGGTTCTGGACACCAAAAACTGTGTTGTGGAGCTAAAGGCAGGCTATGGCAACAACCGCCCCCTGATAGTGACGGGGACTGTTTCGTCTGCCGTCACCACACTGGACAATGCAGATAAACTCACCGAGATTGAGGTTGTCGATGGCATGGTTGAACTGAAAAACACCAACATCAAGGTATCCGTCAATGGCAAGGTGAACTGCAAAAAGGTTTACAACAAAATTGCAAATGCTATGGGCGTATCCGTGAAATATGCGAAAGACTTGTCTTTCAAGACACTTCCGCATGGCTTTTCCTATGTCGGGAAAGCAAAGGGAGCGTTGAAAAAGATGGCTCGCTGTTGCGGGCATAAGTGGTCTATCCAGAATGGTGTTTTGCAGATTACAAGACCGGGCAGGTCGATTACAACAAAAGGGTATCTTCTTTCGGAGGATACCGGACTAATCAACATTCCGAAAAGAATCACGATTGACTCAGGTGATGAATCAAAGACAGGCTGGGAAGTGGAGTATCTTCTAAATGGTGCCATCGGAGTCAATGACATTGTCGAACTCAAGAGCGATACCGTCAAAGGATATTTTCTTGTACACAAGGTCACGATGGACGGAGACAACATGGAGGGCGACTGGATATGCACTGCACAACTGCTCAAGATAAAGGAAAACTCCAAATTAGACAGCAAGGCATCCAAGTGATGACTAAGTAGTGATTAAGTAGTGAATAAGTAAGGAGGCATTATGTTACAGGAACTTACGGCAGAAATTGAGGAGACAGCAAGGGCGGTCGTCAATGACATTCACACTGCAATCCCCGGCAAGATAGTTTCCTACAATGCCAATAAATGTACCGTCACCGTCAACCCCGTCGGGAAGTTTATCACATCGGATGATGTCGAACTTGACTATCCGACCATCACAGAAGTCCCCGTTGTCTTCCCTGTCTGCCAGAGTACAGGAACAGGTATGGCATTCCCTGTGAAAAAAGGAGACAGCTGCCTGATTATCGTATCGGAGGTGGAACTGGATTCGTGGCGAAGTGACGCAGAATCCGACGGCTCCCTGCGATTCGACCTGACAAGTGCTGTGGTGATTCCCGGACTTCTCAAGAAAGGCAATGCCATTTCGAAGAAAGCGGCAAAAGAGAATGCTGTTGTGGTTGGTGCCGGAGACGTCACCCTGACTGTATCCAGAAAAGGCGTGACCATTGACGGAAATTTGACCGTCACAGGAGATATCAAGAAATCATAAACACTTTATCCTGCCAAATAACATTGTTACAGCCACAGGGAGGCTTTTTTCTGCGGTCAATACAAAAATACTTCACCGAAAGATATAAAATGGCAGGAAAGGGAAAATACGAAGTACCAAGAGCAAAATGGTGAGAGATATCTCCACATCATCAGGAAAGAGGTGAAACTTCATGGATATTTTACTCACTCCGGACGGAGACATTTACCTTACGGAGAATGGAGACATTGCCCTTGCAGAATCCGTTGCACAGAAAATCAAGATACGCCTGAAATGGTGGCTGGGAGAGTGGAGGTGGGACGAAGATGAGGGACTTCCGTACAAGGATGAATTGCTCATAAAAAATCCCGACACAGATAATTTTGAGATGGCAGTCAGGGAAAAGATATTTGAAGTGGAGGAGGTGACGGAGGTGCAGGATGTCTCCGTGACTTATGACAGGGCAACAAGAACCGCAAAGATTACATTCAAGGCACTGACAGACACAGAAACCATACGAGAGGAGGTGGAACTAGATGGCAGAATACGGAGTAACTGACAAGGGTTTTGTCATTAAAAGGCTTGATGACATCATGGAGGAAATACACGAAGACCTGACGGAATCGTTTGGCTTTGATACAAGGCTGACGAAACCGTCTTTTTTGGATACCCTCATCACAACATTCTCCGGACAGATTTCAGAAGTTTGGGAGGAACTACAGAACAGTTACTATGCCAAATATCCAGCCACGGCGACAGGTATCAACCTTGACAATGCCGTCCAGTACGGAGGCATAAGGAGGGCGGCGAGTAAAAGGACATCCTACCCGCTGCACTGCACAGGAGACGATGGAACATATGTCCGTGAGGAGGCGATTGTTGCTACCGATACAAGCCCCGAAATCAGACTCCAAAACGATGAGGAGTTTGAGATAACAAGGGAGGCGTTTAACCGAGTCAGTATCATCGTTGCATCAGCAGAAAATGGGCTGTATTCCGTCACCATAGGTGGAGACGAATATTCCTACACCAGCAGTGATGGCGATGAGGAAAGCATCATAAAGGGACTGGCTGCGGCGATTACCACTGACGAATACACTGTCACCGTGGAAGAAACCACGCTGACCATTGAAGATAAGACGTTGAGCCGGAGCAATACACTCATCCTGTCGGATAATCTGACAACTTCCAGTGTGACCGTGATAGCAACATTCCTGACAGAAGACTATGGAAAAATTACTCTGCCCTATGGCATCGTGACGAAGATGGTCAACAACATCACAGGATTCACGGAGGTGACAAACCTGCTTGCTCCCGTCTATGGGAGAAAACAGGAAAGTGACATTGAACTGAGGCAGTCTTATCTCGCCAAATCGGC